ATTCATAACCATTTCCACCTGCAAGGTTTCCATCTATGTAATCTGGCACATGTGAATCATGTCTAATGTCATACATAAGTGCATCAAATAACATGTTAATGTTGTGTTGCGTACTTGAACACCATTTAACTCTGTATGTTGCTGGTGTAGTTCCAGCTGGTATATTATAAGTTACTTTTATTGTTTGGTAGTCAGTTGTTAAACTAACTGCTGTACCTGTAGCTAATACAGTCCCACTTGAATCTGTGATCTGCATTACTGCATCTCCTGATGCTGATGCACCTTTTACCATTCCAGATGCTATAATGTAAGTCGGGGTGTTTCCTGATGTGTCACCCGCTGCTCCTGCTCCTACAGAATCTGTAGTTACATAAAATCCTTCACTGGCTGCAGAGTTCGCTGGGTTTACTGTAAGTTCTGCTGAACCCAAGAAAGGGTCTCCAGTTGTTCTTGATATAGCTGATCCATCTGCTGTAAATTCTGTTATAGTTGAGTTCTCTATTGATGGATTTAATATTCTATTTATTCCGGGTGAACCAGTCGTAGCTAATTCTAAATTAGCAGATGTGTTTCCTTGATCCAAATTATAATACGGACCAGCATAAATATTTACTGCATCTGCGGCTGTTGTTCCTACTGACCCACTAAGAGCCACATATCTATCTAGTGGTGCAACTGAGGTACGAGTGCTGGGATCAGTATTCCACTCTTTCCATTCCCATGAATTTGAGTAGCTGTTTGTGAATCCTGCCATTTAATTCTCCTTTAAATCTATCCTAATCTATCAGGATGTTTAAGAAGCTGCCCATAATATAATATAGGCAGCTCTTTATATATTATTTATTTTCCGTAAGCGATTAGTCTGATTGCAATTCCACTAGCATCTGCTGTGTTACCCAATTCATCTAATGCAGCACCATCTGCACCTGCTTCATAAATCTCTAACTTTTCGTTACTGTAGTCATATTGTACTACATAACCGTCAGACTTTTGTGAAATAAGAACAATGTATACTTCCTCTAATCCTAATTGAGTAGCAGAAAGTCCTTCACCACCCGTTGGATAAGAGTCATCGAAAGTAATATCTTTAATTACATACTTTACGTTTCCGGGAACACCAACTACAGGAGAGGATGATCCGGGATTTGTGATTGTAATTGCCATAATTTAATTTCTCCTTTTATAAAATGGGTGGGGAGACTAGCTCCCCAACCCATCAAAATGTTCTTTCCAAGTTAGACTACGCGTTTAAGTCAGTAATCTTAGCTTGTGTGAAGAAGTTGTGACATCGCATTTCTGCCATAGTGTATAGTAAACCTCTTACTACTAGAGCATTAGCTGCGAAGTAGTCTCTGTTTTCTATATACTGTGTTGGTTGTGCCACAGCTATTTCAAGGTAGTCTGTGTCCAAAACGTATACGTTTGAACCCAATACTGAGTCATCTGTTGCTACACCTTTTGGTGTGTCAGCATCTGGTAGAATTGGAATACCTTGGTAAGTAGCGAGAACTAGACCAGTTCTTGTACCCGGGAAAGTTCTTTCAGAACCTACACCAACTTGGTACTCTTCCTGTCCTAAGTATCTCTGTTGTGATTGTAGTAATCTCTCTAGCTTGAAGTATTGGTCGTGTCCCATAACGATTAGTTTTGGTTCTCCACCATTAGTTCTTACTGTTTGAATACAATCGTCAAGTAAGTTTAGAGATAGTTCTCTACCTACTCCACTGTTGTGCTTAACTGTAGCAGCCGCGTTCCATTGTCCGGAAGGTCTGTCACCGAATGTTAAGTCATACGCCCTTACTCCACCGTTTGCTGCGAAGTTTGCGTTTGTGTCGAATGATCCACCTACTGGTGCACCATCAAATTGTACTACGTCATCAATAGACGTTAGTCCTGCTCTTTCTACAATGATTAGACCGTCACCATCAGCAATAGTTTGCGATGCAGTTCCGTGAGTAATAGCACCCGTAGATGTGTTTACTGCTGAAACTGTTAGTCCAGATGTGTCAATGTAGTCGTTTGCAGATGTATCGAAGTAAGCAACCTTGTCACCTACCTTAATGTTCTTAGCAACTGATGCTGGTACAGTACCTGAAGTAGTTGAACCTGCGGATACAACGTATCCTGATCCTGCTAATAGCTCTTCGTTCATTTCTTTAACGTGGTCGAGCTGTGCGTTTTCGTTTTCCAATGCAAGAACATCACCAACACCACCTTCTAATTGTGCAGTGAATACTGATTTCACTGAAGCACCGAAAGTAGTTGAAACGATTCTAGGTAAACTAGCTACGTTTGCGATGTCTGAAACATCAACTGTAGGTAGAGCACCAGTCTCAGTCACAGGTCGTGATCTTCCACTACCTCTGTCTGTCCTGATTCTCCAACCAGCTGTGTTACCCCAAACAGTTCTTGGGATTGCATTGAAGAAACGAGTTTGGTTGTTTAATGCATGCCAAACTTTTCTACCATAGGTAGTGTTAAAAATACCTGTAGCAGTGTCCACTGTAAAGTAAGTCTGTTTCTGTAAGTATTCTGGTCCGAATACAGACGAGTATAGACCTCTTTGAGACTGAGCGATATACTCAGATAATGATGGATTTGTAGCCATAATTAATTTCTCCTCGTTCTTTCAATAATAAATTATTTATTCTTAGTTTCCAAGTAGTTCTCTTGGCACACCTGCAGTGTCACCTTGATCTATCTTGTGTTGTAAGTCTCTTAGTTGTTTGTAAGACAAACCACTTAGGTCTTCTACAACATCACCACTTGTTGCATTAGCTTTTACAATTGGAGTAGTTCCATCTGTTCCTAACGCGTCTTGGTTAAGTAGAGCTGGTCTTTGTAAACCATTCTCTTCTCTAAAGCCCATCTTTCGCAGTCTTGCTTCAGACTGTTCTTCAACGGCTTTCTCCATGTTTGCTTCGTAAGCTGCAACGGTTTTTCTCAAAGCATCGAGTTCTTTCCTCATTGCTTTCATTCCGTCATCATCTTCATCGTCATCATCAGCTTTGTCAACAGGCTTTTCGTCTGATCCGTTATCATCGTCATCATCGTCTGCCTTCATTTTCATGCCTGCTCCGCCCATCTTCATAGCTTTTTCTTTTTCATCATCTTCCGAGTTGTGTCCCGGTACATGATCCTTAGTCATAGCTTTCTTTTCATCATCATCGTCATCCATGTCGGCTGCTTGAATTGTTGCTTGCTGATCTTCTATTTTAGTAGTCGGGTTAGCTGCATTTTGAGCATCATCATACTGAGGTTGCGTTATTGTTTTAGCTTTCCTTTCTTTAGCTCCGTCAACATCCATTCCTAGTGGGTTCTCTCCGCCTTCGGCTTTGATCATTGATACCACTTCAGATGCAACTGCTTTAACTAATTCTGATTTTTCAGCTTCTAAAGCCTTCTCTTCTTCTTCCATTCTGTCGTCTTCTTCTTCTTTTGTGAGTCTTTCATCCATTTTAGCGAGAACTTCTGCTACTGCAGATAATGCTAGGTTAGTACCTTGCATGTGATTCTCTAAATTTGCGAATTCTTCTGACATCTTTCGACCTCCTATGTCCTTTCCAGTCTTTATCCAGACTAAAAGTTAAGTTTAAGTTTTGTTAATTCTCAAGGTTGGTCTTAGCCATCCCCGACCTTTATAGAATTATAATATAAAAATAGGCACTCTTTGCCTATCTATAATATTATACTATAAATAAAGGTATTTTTTACATAAATATTACGAATATTATAAATAAATTATAATTTATTCAGTGGAATCTTCTATGAGTTCACCATTAGCCATCTTCAACATCTCGTTCCTATAGTCATATAATGGAACTTGAATTAGTTTTTTTAGCTTTTCAAGCTGGTTTCCCTCTGGCATAGATGCTTCAACTAAATCTAATACTTTACCAATCATCCTAGAATGTCTGGCAATGATGTATTCTTGTTCAGCTGTAACTTTACTTACGTCTACCATTTTAGCCTCCTTTAAATTTTTAAGAATCTTCTTAGAATTTCCTGTCTTCCCTTTCCTAGTTTACTAGGGAAAGAGATTCCTAATTCTTTGCTGAGATCTCTATACTTTTTTCTCCTTATTACTTTACTGTAAGCATCATCAATAAAAGGTTCGGGAGCTTTTGCTGTTGTATTTACAATGCTCCACTTACCAGTTTCTTGGTTTAACATTGGTCTACGCCCAAAGTATTTCTTTGTATGTGCTTTTACTTTATGTGTATTAGATTGTTTCTTTATATTTAAAAGTGACTTTAGATCACTATATGTTCCTTGTCTAGGCTTTTGCCTTTCAGGATTACCTGTCTGTATTCCTTTCGTATCTATTACGAAAGATAAAGCTCCTTTTCTATTTCTATTTCTTCTTTGAAATTCTTTCACTTTCATTTCATAATACTGTTCTTCTTGTTCTTTACCATCATGTATTAATCTAGCATGAGGAGCTTGGTATATAATTTCAAAACCACCCATATTAGGTATTAATTGACCACTACGTTTTAGCCAACCAGAACCTTCTGGGCATAGTCTTTGAGATTCTTCAAATACTTCTTCTCCCAGCTCTTGAATTATTTCTAGAATTTCATCTTCCATGAATTATTATACCTCTTTTTATAGTAAAATTTTCTATTTTAAACACATTTCTTTACGCCTTCTTCACAAGAACTTCCACCTTCATATGATTTCCAATACTCTGATTCTTCATCATAGGGTATTAAATTCTTTTTTTGCAATTCTTGTCGAGTCTGTTCTAGTCTAAGTTCTATATTATTTAAATCTTGACGCAGGTTTTCTAATTCAGATTGTGTTTGACTTTGGGTTTGATCCCAACTTAATGAAATTGCGATTAGTATAAATACAAAAAAGATTAGATAATAAAAGCGTATCACTGTAAAGGGATATCTTCTTTAATGATTTGTCTAGCAGTTAGTTTATCATACACTTTATCTTCTAGTGTATCTCTTTTAAACACAGCCATAGTTGCTCCTACACCAACTGCAAGGGCTCCTACTACTGGTAACGTCTTTGCTATACTCTTTACTATTTCTTTACTTGTCATGCGAATCTCCTTTCTTATTCTGATTCTAATACTTTCATTCCTAATGCTATGATACCACCTGTACATCCTGTAGCGATCTCTGTGTAGCCTTGCCATACTCCTACTGCACTAAGTATACCTAACACTATAATTGCTAGAAAAATTTGTGGTCTAAGTTTTCCCATCATTTGTTAAGTTCCTCCGTTTTATTAGTTTTCAATCCTGCGTTTTAATTCGTAGTAATCATCTACTACATCTAAACACGCTTGAACTTTATCTTCTTGATTTAATATAATCACATTTAGCTTATCTATCTCAGATTGCATAGTTGCCATATTAACCTGAAGCATAGTAAACCAGCTTATTGCTGATACAATTATAGCTCCAAGAGTTAAAACAATGGGTAAAGTTACTTGATATTTGTTTTTACCTACTTTTACATCCATTATTTTTTTACCCTAAGCCATACAATTCTTGCAGTCCCTACCACTCCTATCACCACTGAAGTCCAAGAAATGATCTGAACTGTCATTATATCTTCCCCGAAGCCATGTCTAGATAAATCTGCCATGATACCACCAAACAATATTAGTGGTATAGGAAACCATTGTTTCAATAAATCTTTCATCTATGGGCTAACGCCTCCCGGTGGGCTAGGTTCTGATAACAATACTTCATAGTTATTGTTAACTTCCCATATGCTAGCTAGTGTACTAGATTGTATAGTAAATTCCTTTGTTGCTAAGTTACTGTCATGCCCAATCTGTGAGAACTGAATCGTTAACTCACCGATATCAGCTTGTCTAATTACACATGTACCACCTGATGATACTATGTTACTTAGAACTAACTTGTTAATCTTAGCGTTAGTATTTGTTAAACTACCAGTGTCCAACCAAATTCGGTCATAAGTACCACCTTCGGTCTGCAATAGATCTGCCATGAAGTTACCACCTGATACTCTTAAGTTTCTTAATGTACTTGTAAGAGTCTGTGAAATACTTAATCCATCAGCAATGTTTTCTTTAACTACAACTTTGTGAGCAGTTACATCTGATAGCGTTAATGTTTTACATGTATTTCTTTCAAACAATAGCTCACCTATCTCTAGTCTTGCTGTTGTTCCTGCTTTACCTTCAATCAAAATGGCTTCAGCTTTACCTGATGGTAATGTTGAACCTGTATATGCAGTACCAATTGATACGTTAGAGATGTTTATTTCTTCTACTGGTGTAGTTCCAAGCACAATCCTTAACGTGTTGTCGTCTGGATTATCTTTTCTCCACGCCATTTCTTTCTCTAATGTTTCGCTTGGATATTCAGATGGAGCTGCGTAAATACCCGGTGATCCGTTAGCAAAACTTCTTTCTACTACGATCTCATTTACTGCAACTGCTGTTGTAGCTGTACCACCTGCGACTAATAGACCAACCGCCATTTGTGGATTTAATCCCATACCTCTTAACAGAGAATATGGTGACTTCATTACTTTAAAGAACCTTCTCCACTTAGCTGATTCTCCATTTAAATATTCTATTTTGTTAAATAGCCAATCTCTAAACGCTTTTACATCTTGATAAATGTAAAGGGGCGACTTTAATATAGCCATAGGAGTAGCTTTTAGTATATTAAATAGTTGTTTTAAACTTCTAATATGTACAGCTAGTCCTGCGACTACAAGTCCTGTTGATATACCTACAGAATACCAATACCATGTCTGCAAGAACTCTAAGTAATTCATTACTGCAGTATATGTGATAACATAATTAAAGTATGCTATCTGTATCGGTGCAATATCCCACCATAAATTCACAGGATTTACTGTTGTTAGTGTTAGTCCTGTTACTCCAACTAATATTGCCAAGAAAGTAAATGCCATTAGTGTCGCACTTGCTGTTTTTTGTACAACACTCGGTACTTTTACTTTAGGTTTTGGCAATCTAAAGCTAGGTAATTTAATTTTTGGCTTTGGTATTCTAATTTTCATCTTATTCTTCCCCCTAGCTAGTGTATTCTCCTACAACTAGCATAATAGATAATACTATAGATATAAAAAATGCTATTTTTATAATATTAATTTTTGACATATCTTCATTTAATCTCCTTTAATAAATGTAGATTCTCTATATTATTATACTAAGTTTTGGCTCCAAACTTCCGGTAAAATGTCATTAAATTCACTATTTACCCCATCATATCTGTTTAAATAGATGATTTCTTTCCCAATTTCCCCATATTTTGGGTGGTAGTACAATACTAGCTGTCTTGGCTTATTAATTGCCTGTACTCTCTGCATTGCAAATTCATCTCCACCCTTCATGCAACCACATATATGTATGTTACCTGTTCCGATATCGATTTCATCTATTCTATGGAAGTGTCCCATCAAAACTGAGTCAAAGTATGTAGACATTCCTGATTCGTCTAGAAGACTTATACCTTCTGTCATATCAAGATTCCTAATTTCATCCTCTAATCCTCTTCTAAATTGAAGAACATTCCTCATGTTTAGTATACCTTTTGTTATAGCAGTACCACTACCTGCTCCATTAATGAAGTCTCCATGTGTTAGTAGTATTTGCCTGTTAGCAACTTCAATAGTAGTAGAGAATGTCTTTGGAATATGGAACTCTATGTTCTTTTGATCCCTGCAAAATGCAGCAATCCATTGATACAACATGTAATCCCAATCTTGATGCTTATCTTTCATCGGGGGTTTCCTAGTCATTCTTCCATGGTTACCTACAACACATGGTACTCTTACTTTATCAAAGTGTGGAGCAAGGAACATTAATGATTGAGCAATAAGATTAGCTCCTCTGATCATTTGTCCCATGCAGTTATCTACATTTGTCCTAGCTAGTTCTTCGTGTATGTCTCCACTAATCATATCACCTAGCATTGGAACTATAAGTTCACCTACTTCAGTAGTATTCCTTCGCATCTCAGCCAAAGTTATTACTTGATTTGCCCATCCATAAAGCCTTCTATTGAAGATGTCAATGTTGTAGTGATTCAAACCTGACATCTGATCACTTTCAACTCTATCTCCAATATGAGTGTCAGTTAAAGGAGCAATCATACTTTGAACACTGTCACCCGTCTTTTTACCTGAAGGCTTTCGGATCTTAACTTTCTTTGTTTTACTAAATGCAGGTGCTAATTTCATTATAGACTCTTCAAAGATCTCTTGTTTAGCTTGATCTTTTATTGTAGTCTCATATAGCTTCTTAAAATATTTAGCTTCTGCTTTATACGTCTCAGCTTTTTTACCCATCTTAATATGGTAGTTAGGATCTAAATCAGGATCAATCATTTCATTTTCTTGATCTAAATAAACCTCTTTGTCGTACCATCTTTGAATGTTGGTTCGGTGTATATCTATCCCGTATGTCGCTTTTAGCCACTCCGATAGACTTGTCCACGTTGCTCCCGCTTGTCTCCGTTTTATCAACTCGTTCTGTGCTTGAGTTGGAATTTTTGTTTCGCCTTTGTTCCACATGTTTGCTCCTTGCTTTTCTTAAAATAATTGTTCTTCCGCAATTCATGCATTTCAAATCATTATCTTCATCAAAACGCATGAATCCGTTGCATTTATCACACACATTTCCAGTGTTCTTATTATATTTTATCATATTTGACCTAGCTGTGTCAAGTCTATTTCATACCTTCTAGTAATTGTGGAGTGTACCAGATGTCAATATCTGATGCAATCTCTCCATCTTCTAGGTATACTGAACCATCTTCAAAGTTAAGTGGTCCTGTAAATAGATTTAACCCTAGTTTTAGTTGTTCTATGAAGTTAGATACTCTACCTTTTTCTACAGCATCTAATCCTTCTCCATAATTCCATCCTACCATAGAGGACTCCAAGTCTTTCCAATATGGACCTATCCATAGCCACTCATTAGTAAACTCTCCATCCCTACTTTTTTGAGCTAGACTTAAATATTCAGGTCCCCAGTTAAAGTAGTTCACTCCAAGACATCTTGTTGGTGCCTGTTCACAAGCTCCTTTATAATCATAAGGAACTACCCAAATATCTTCACCTTTTTCTGCTCTTTGACCAGTAACAACCACTGCTTCTGTAGTATCAATGTGTGAGATCACAACATCTTTACCTGAATCATAGAAGTCATTAACTACTTGTGTAGGATCTAAAGTCATACCCGGTATGTGAAACCAGAAACCAATCCAAGTTATATCAAATTCTATGTCTCCTTCGGCACAATGCTTTGCTCCTAAGTAAGTAGCGTTTGCTAATCTTCTTGTTTCATCATTGACTAATGGTCCTAAGAATCCTATCTTACCAGTTTTAGATTTAATTGCCGCAGCACATCCTGCTATCATTTGTCCATATTCCATTTTACCCATCACATTAGATACGTTCTTTAGTTCGCTTCGGTAATCTCTACCTACGACTAAAGCACTATCACCTGTAGACCAGACGAAATCAGTGTCTGGATACTTCTCAGCAGCTTCTAATATACCATCTTTCATATCATCTGATGTTGCAAATATGATAGTTGCACCTTGTGATATCATATCTTCAGCGATAGAAGGTATTGTTAAATCTGGTGAGTCAGCAGGATTTACCATATCCACTGTGATCATCTCACCACCTAATTTAGATGCCGCATATTCACCACCTTCGTAGTGGGCTTGTGACCAACCCTTGTCGTTTTTTGGACCTACTAGAATCATTCCAATTTTAGATTCTTGTGTTTCCTCTACACTATTACATCCTAAAAATAGGAGTGGTAGCATTGCTAGTAATAGTATTGATTTAAAAAGTTTAGACATCTTGCTCCCCCTTTAGCTCTTTTACAAAAATAGGTTCATCTACTCTTGTAAATGTATGTGTCTGTAGATTATACTTTGTAGCATAAATCTTTATTTGTTTGTCGTCTATTTCGTAGTCAAAGTGTATATCACCTTTACTATCTAACGCCCCGACTTTTGGCGTATAAATAAATCTACCTTTATTCATTACATGCTGTACCCACCACCGTCTCCGGTTGAATAAGTTTTTTTCTGTCCTTTTGGAGGTTGTATTTGTTCTTCTGCATCATTCTCATCATCTAATACTTCAATCTCTTGTTTCTTATCATCTAAGGTTTCTCTTTCTGCAAAAGTAGTTTGAGTAGTTGCGGCACTATAGCCACTATATTTTTCTATATCTAGAAATTTATCTATAAGATCTGTTAGTTTATCTTTGTTTATTTCTGGATTATCATCAACTTTATCTTTATCTCCACTACGTTTGTATGGATTTGCTTCTCTCATCGTAGGAGATAAACTACTTGTAGCACCACTTGAATATGACTTCAATGTAACCAATCCCGGATTTGCTGCTGATGCAACTTCATCTTCAGTAGCTTGATCTCTACCTTTTTTTCTAGATTCATCATCTAAGTTTTTAATCCTTTGCTCCATATATTTTTGCTCAATAACTGCATCGTTATCTTTCTCATCTCGTTTTCTACCCTTAAACTCAGAAACTTTAGGGGGTTCTTCGTTTGTATTAGGTTTCTTCCAATCTAAAACTTTCATTCCAAGATTGCCTCCATACCCTCTACCATTTGGATATTGAGATTTCATTACAGAATTCATTAACTCAACAAGTGGTTGTGTAGCATTTATTGAATACATTTTCTCTAGAGCTTTCTTTTCAGGAGTAAACTCTCTTAGAAATCTAGACAACCTTTCTATTCCACTCTTCTTATTCTTCTTTCTTTTTATCTCTCTGATGTGATTCTTTTTCCTCTTGTAGCCTCCGCCACCATAAGTAGGAGTAAAAATACCTGAGTTAGTAGATGTAAATACAGTTCCACCACCGCTTCCGAAACCTCCTGAAGTAGCAGCTCCACCGCCGCCACCAGCTCCGCCACCTTCTTTAAATAAAGATTTTTTAGTTTTCTTAGATGCTTGATATCTATCTAACATTCTTCTACCTTTAGCAGCAAGTTTCTGAGCTTGTTGTCTTGTACTAGGTGCAGCTTCACCCCAAGCTCTAGCTGCCAAAGCTAATCTTGTTGGTCGCCCTTTCTTATCCTTCATTGGACCTCTAGGGTTTGTATAGAATCTTGTAAGAAAGCTACCTTTCCTTCTTCTCTTTTCAGGTGTATTTGCTTTTCCTTTTACACCCGGTTTGAGATTAGCACCTTCTTTTCTTTTAAAATATTTACGCCCAGCAGCTGTTAATCCACCTTTTGGACTTTTTATTCTTTTACCTTTATACTTTTGTTTAAGTATATTTAAGTACATATTATCACTCATAGAGTTCCTCCTCATTATCATCAGGCTCCCTCATGTTATTACCTGTTGGATCATAACTTATCTTATTAGTTGCGTTAGATGCTAATGGTCTAAAAGTTGCCTTCTCAACATGCCTTACTCCAGTTGCTCCAACATCTGCTACATAATCTATTCCTCCATCTATAAACCATATCTTAGTTCCATCACCATTGGAACTTTTTACCATAGGAGACTGATAACCTTTATCAGCTAAATCCTCTATCCATGTTTTTGCAAATTTAGCTTCGTAATATTTAGGTCTTGGTCTCATATGAGGAGGTATCTTGTCTAATCCTAAGTCTCTATCTTCAGCTTTATCTTTCCTGTTTTCACCATATGTATCTAAGTCTTTCTCTTTTTTTCTAGTAGGATCAAATTCTCTACCATCATATGCTTTATCTAGTTGTACAGTTTGAATAGCTACTTTATTATACTTCTTAGATCCTGTTAATTCTTGCATTTTATTTTGATATTCAGAAGAAAGTTTAGTATTTTCTCTATCTACTTCATCTTTTAATAAAACATATTTACCTTCTTTAGTATACCCAAAGACATTTGGAAGGATATAAGAATTCAAAGTCATGTCTGTTTTCCAAAATTCTCCTTTAGTATCTGGATGATTTAGTTGTCTCGCTGCATCAGTAGCCATTCGTTTCTGAAAATCTTGAAAATCTCCTTCTGTTTTTATAAAACCTAAGCTGCCTTTCGCTTTAGACACAAAGTCATCAATGTTTTTGATTGTCATATTAGTTGCTTTTGAATGTCTAAAAGTATGATTTTTAATTACATAACCATCTTTAACTTTCATAATTGCATTGTGATATTTTTGAACATCTCCTTCATCGTAAAATTTACCATCTTGTTCAAACACATAATCATCTTCTTCTTTATTTTTTAATACAGTTTCTAAACCTTTTGCTAGTCCAGCATTTTTTATAGTTCCAGACTGTATAGTTTCTTGTTTTCCCGGAAAATTGTATTTAATTGTATCACCTGTTACTGATATGTGTTTCTTTTTAAATGTAGCAGTTGCATAAGATTCTTTACCTTTCTTTATACTATCAAAAGTATCTTTAGGGTTTCCTATCCTAAGACCTGTTTCCATCATAATACCTGTAATTAAAGCTCTTACATCAGGTTTATCACTATTATATTGAGTATCAAGTTCTGTGTTTAATATAGATGCTTGTTTTCTTAATGCTTTCATTCTGTATTCTTTTTGAGAATCTTTTAATTCTTTAATTTCTGGATGTGTATAACCCGGACCTTGAGATCTGCTTAGTCTACCAATCGCTTTATTCTTACCTT